CTCCGGGAGTTCAGGACCGAGAGGCTCTTCTTCGACGTCTACGTCTAGTTCCTCAACTTCCTCTTCCCCGGGAGGGAGTTGCTCACGTAAACGGGCGCCGGCGCGATCATTGGGATCGGGGCGTCCATGGCCCGCTGCACCTTCGCCGCGGCCGCGACCATGAGATTCGTCTGCGCGGTCTTCGCCGCGAGCTTCCTTGCGACGATCCTTTTCGCTTTGCTTCTTGTCGCGTTCGGGACCGTCTTCCATTCCGAGACTCTCATCTTCTTCAGCGTCGGAGCCCTTCTTCATCTTCTCATCAAGCCCGTGAATAAAGCCTGGAGCGAGAGGCTCTAGATTGGCCAGCTTCATAAACTGTCGGACTTGCGTCTCAGTAAGTAGATTTCCTTTTTTACCCATGGCGATATTCTCCTAGAAACAAACGATCGTTGCTACATTTAATTAGTATCTATCGAACATAACGACGCTTTTTATTTTCTTCAATGTGGCATCTACGATCTGTTTTGCCCTCACTATACTAATGTGATGCCGGGCGGCAACCTCCTTGAGGGTCATGGGCCCGTGTTTGTTTACTGCAATAAGCGTACAGTTTTGGTCTTCTGGATAATCAATCCACATTCGGCATTCATCTTCGGTGCAGCAACGCAGTGCCGCTAAGCATTTTTTTGAACATTCTCTCATAAGTCTGGCATCTCCTCTTGTATTAGATCAAATATGTTTTCTACATCATCATCTGTGATCCCTAAATTCTTCATTAAATCTTTTCCGTTTTGTCGTAGTCTCGATGATTTTTTTATATTGGCTTTTGACTGTAGTTTTTGATCCCCCCTATAGAAATCTAAAAACTCCATAAACTTTTCATTCTTTTCTAAATAAGACACAACACACGCTCTAAAGAACTCACTCTGGGTCTTAAAGCCATCGTAATGCATTCTTATTTTAAAGTCTTCGTGCAGCCGAGGATGCAGAAAAAAAGTTACGCTTGCTAAATCTTTCATCGTCCTAAAATGTGCGTGCCACTTTCCCGTAGGCCGGCGGAAGATTGTACCACAAACTGGGCCCTTTCCTGTAGCTCTGCGATGTTCCGCGCGCCGGAGTAGGAAAGGCCGCTGCGAATACCTCGCTCTAGGTCGTGTAGTACGTCGGCTACGGAGCCGCGGCACGGTACGACAGTGGATATTCCCTCCAAAGAGGAGGTCTTACCGCGCCAATCTATTTGGGCGTCCTTGCTCGCCATACCTCGATATGTTTTAAACTTTCCCTTGGGCGTCTGGAGAACCTCACTGGGACACTCGTTCGTACCAGCAAGTAGTGAGCCGACCATCACAAAATCAGCCCCGCAGGCCAGCGCTTTTACTATATCGCCCGAGGTGCGAAGGCCACCGTCTGCAATAACTTTTACGTCAGAGAAGCGCCCTCCCTGCTTGGCGATGCGTGTCGATATGATCGACTCTAACGCTGGCACTCCGTGGCCCGTTTGTGTTCTGGTGCTGCATATGCTTCCTCCACCGATACCCATCCGAACGCTATTTGCGCCCCATGTAGCCAGATCTGTGAACCCTTCAAATGTCGCAACATTTCCAGCCATAATGTGAACAGCATCGCCGAAGACTTGACGCAGATCCTGAATGGTTTCTTTCACCAAAATATGGTGACCGTGGGCCACGTCAATGCACAATATTCTAACGCCCGCTTCATAAAGCGCGCTGGCCCTATCTAGATAATCTCCGGAGGTCCCTATGGCGGCGCCGGCATTGGCCGCTGCAAAAAGAACTTCATCTATTATAGCACACTGCTCCTCAATACTGTTATATCGATGAACAATGCCTAGGCCCCCCTCTTCCCACATAGCGATCGCCATTTCGCTTTCCGAAATGGTGTCCATTGGACTAGCTATGATGGGAAGACGAAAAGAGGTGACTGGGCCGCCCCCCTCAAAACGAGATCCAATATGAATGTCGCGTCGCGATTTAACCTCTGAATATTGAGGTGTTAATAATATATCATCGTATGATAGAGCTTGTTTAAGTTGCATTTGTTTCTTCCTCCATAATTTTTTCAACCCCTTCCCAGCACGTGGGGCACGTCAGGCGCACGGTTTGGCGTTCTTCAAAAACCACCACGCGCCACGTTAAGGCCATTTCTTTACTCTTCTTATCAAAGGGCCCCTCGCAGACGCAACACTTGTCAGGCATGTTTAAAAACAGCCCGGACCTGCGTTGAAGAGCCCTCTCTGCCTCTTTGAGGGCGTTCTTTTTCTTGCCTGGGCTTTTCTTGCGTATCTTCGGACGACTCATGTTCTCTCCAGTGGATAAACATTTGGCGCCAACACAGGCAGGCTCTTAAGCATAGTGTTAGAATGAAATACCACTACCGCAGATGGAAACGGCGCAGCGTTATCAGAACCCCCAAACTTTAGGCGCCCACGCACGAGATGAATTTCTTTTGCCCTCATCACATAATCATGCCACCATTTTGTATCAGTTCGAGAAGGGATAAGCATCACCACGACTGTGTTATGCTTCTTGGATTCTTCATACCCCTTCTTGAGCCATTCCCCAATGCCGCGACCGTAGGGAGGATTAACAAAAACTGTATGACCCCTCCAATCTTGAGCGAGCCCATCCTCTTCTTTGGTGAAATACTTATTGCACTTGGCACTTGCCGACGTCGCACAGGGATCTAAAGTAAACTCAAACTGTTTGTCTAACTTATCAAAGAATGCCTGCGGAGTGTCCCAGTCCCCCGACGTCGAGCTAAAGCCCACAGCGCCGCTGTCTTGCCTCCACAATCCTCCTGCCCTAGACGGTTCCATCAGTACTCCCTAAAGCTCCTGAGCCGCGGTTGCTTATAGTAACTGGGTATTCATAAAGCTCGCCGTCGGCGTTCTCCCATGCCTGAAATGTCACAACCGGCACCATAACAAGCTGGGCTATCTTCGTGCCGCTTTCAACAAGCTGTGTTTCGCTTCCGACATTGTGAAGATTAATAAACACTTCGCCGGCGTAGCCTGAATCGATCACGCACGCCCCCACTATGAGGCTGCGCCGGGCCGCTATACTGGAGCGATTCTTTACCTCCAGCATGTAGCCGTGCGGCACTTCAAATCTTAAACCGGTTTGAAGCAGTGCGCCTTCTCCCGGTTCGATCCTGCGGGCTGTTGTAGAAAAATCTTCTGGACAGTAGTAGACGTCCAGGCCCGCATCACTGGGGTGTCCTCGCGTGGGTTTAATCGCGTCGTCTCTTACGCGGTGGTATTGTACAATCATTTTATCTCCTATTCAAAATCAATATTGACGTTAACCGTTATGTTAAGTTTTGGTACTCGTATTTGGTTAGCCATGTTGTGGCTTTGTGCTTCGGCCGCATCTAAAAACCAATCAGCGTGGCCGCGTTCATGGATAAGATCTAAGAAATATTCATCCTTCTTACCGCAATTCCTGGCCATCATTTTATAAACTGTTTGATTCAGGCGATCGGCTTCTTTTGCGTCTGCTTTAATCTCTTCTACTTTGCCCCACACGGACGTTGATACATCATGTATCATGAGGGTGGCGTCCGGGTCCATGAACCTTAGCCCCTCGTCTCCGAACGAGAACAGAATCGCCCCACACGACATCGCCTTTCCCTCTATGATTGTAGCCACCGGCAGCTCAGCATGCTTAATAGATGATATCATGGCCATCAAACTATAAACTTGGCCTCCGTATGAGTCTATGATAACAGGTATAACAGACTGACCCGTGTTGTGAGCAGCCGATATCCGATCTGCAAACTCTTTGGCGGCCTTATTATTAAACTCATTTACTCTAACGATCACCGGCGCCTTGCGGAGTTCGGCTTCCTTTAAGAGAGGACTGGTAGTGATGGTTGTCTTCATGGTTTCTTTTACTTTCCTTGGCCCCGATATCTCTTCTTGTAATGCCTGTTGCCACCGTGAGGACCGGGAGTCCCTCTCTTGGTGAACTTGCTGCTACCGATCCTTGTTTTCTTTTTTGTGCTTCCTGGTTTTGTATTTCTTTTTTGTGCCATTTTGTTTCCTATCCCAATAGTTTCATGTTTCTTCTAACAGATCTCGTACTAAATCCCCACTGTTCATTATAATCTAGGCGCGCCATGTAGGGGCGGTTAATAAAAACTCGATCCTTTCCTGGTATTATACCCCAGCATCTAATCTTTGTCAACTCTGAATTGCCATCTATCGCGGTTATAACCAGATAGGGCTTTCCGTTTTTGGTTTTACGCTGAATGACGTCACGCGGAATGAACCAAACTAATCCCAGCTCTCGATCGTATTCTGATATGGGTGGAATATGCAACTCATCGAGCCGGCTCTTAATCTTGTGGTCTACAACCAGGTCCATGGGAAAGATGCCCGTGAGGCTCACGGTATTTTCAATCTCTTCTTCGTGGGAGAAATGACCTTCGGGCTCGTACGCTTCTATATTTTCCAGAAACTTCTTTTTGTTCTTTGGCCTGTCTACTGCTACGGCTGACCAAAAATGTTTGCGACCCGTGAAGCGTTCGTCTATTAAACCATCCATCGCTCCGCTGCGCACCAATACGTCTAACGCCTTCTTGTTGAACTTAGAGTATACCACGTCTGGATGAAAGATAGTATCTTCAATCGTATCGAAGGGGCGATTTTGTAATATCTGGTCAATCGCTGCATCACCCAGTCCCTTCAGTGAAGAGAGTGGCTGCACCAGCGTCATGCTATCTGTAGGATCGATTTCCCACACGTTTCCGGAAGCATTAATGTCTGCCTTCTCAATGTTAAATCCGTAACTCTTGGCAATGTTGATTGCTTTTTCTTTTCGTGACTCGGGCTCTTTATCGAGAAAGGCCGCCATCCATTCAGATGGATAATAGTTAAGCAACCACGCACACTGGAATGAAATGATAGAGTAGGAAACCGCGTGCGACTTATTAAAGCCATAGCCAGAGAAGTACTCGAAAGTTCTCCACAGTTTATCGGCTTCGGAAAGACGCATCCCCTTTTCTTGACAACCTTCAACAAACTTTGCGTAGAGCTTATTCTTAACTTGACCTTCCTTGCCGGTTCCCTTTTTCGTGAGAACTTTGCGCAGCATGTTGCCTTCGTCCAAACTAAGGTTCTTGCCAAGCTTGTGAGCAAGCAACGCAATCTGTTCCTGAAATATCAAAAAGCCAAATGTCTCGTGCGTCTCGGTCTCCACAATGTCATGAAGGTGTTCGATGCCGTCGGGATTGTTCTTGGCCTCCACGTATTGCTCATGGACATTAGCCGATAGGGGTCCCGGTCGATAGATAGAAGTAATGGCAGCAAGATCGATCAAGCTCTCAGGCTGAGCTCGCTTGCAGAAACTCTGTGCTGGCTGCTCTGTAAACTGAAAGATGCCGGCCCAGTTTCCCTTCTGAAAGATGTTTTCATATACTGCCTGATCATTAAAGTCTATCACGTCTGGGTGAAGGTGCTTGCTGTAAAACTCTTTAACGTCTTCAAACGTGGGCTCCGCAATATTGTAGTGCCTCCGCAGAACATGACGAACACAGCCGTCAATCATTCGCAGAGTAGAAAGCCCCAACAAGTCGAACTTAATAAATCCTAGCGGCTCTAGGTGCCGTACGTGTTGACCCTCGGCCCATGGCGCTTGTCTCACGCCGCCAGAGTTAATCAAAGGCATCCGCTCGTCTAGGTTCTCCGCCACCAATACGCCTCCCGCATGCCGAGAGCAGGAGCGCACCTGTCCAACAAGGGCCTCGACGTGGGTCTTGACATTCGGATACTTTATTAGGAAGCCGCGTAGAGATGGGCTGAACTCCATGACCTCTTCCCATGTAGGATTATAAACCCCCGCTTTGATGTCATGCTTGCGCTTGGCGTCGGGAGTGGCCTCTCGTACCATAACGCTCGTCACTTTATTGACTTCAATAAAAGGAATGTCATAGAACTTTCCGATATCTTTAAGCAGAGAACGAAGTTGAAGCGTATTCCAGTTAGAGATTGGCACAACAGTGTTCTCGCCCCAGTCCTCGGCCAGTCGTTCTTTTAGCTCCATCGGCTCGGACACATCAAAGTCAATGTCAGGATAATCAGTGGCGTCTCGCCGTAAGAACCGCTCAAAGAGCAGCCCCCAGCGGATAGGATCGACCTGCGTAATGTCTAGCACATAGGCCACCAGTGATCCCGCAGCACTACCCCGGCCTGGGCCTGTCACCTGAACTTCGTTGGCTTTGTCGACAATGGCTTTCATGGTCAAGAAATATTTACTGAACCCGCGATCCTCAATCACTGCAAGTTCCATCTTCAAGCGATCAATGTACTCCGCGTTCTCATGCAGGCTCTTCGTGCGCAAGCTGTCGATCGCTAGCTTCTGGAGCGCATCTTCTGCCGTCGCCCCTTCGGGCACTACAAAGTCCGGTAGCTTGATAGAGGTGTCCGGCTGAAAATCTTCAATGCGATTAAAAGCGATGTGGTGAGTTTCCGTTAGAGACTCTAACACCAAATCATCATCATACTCGACTTCACATGACTCTGAATATTTTTTATACGACTCCCACATCTGATCGCCGTTCTTGGGATAAAGTTCATAGCCGACAACATCAACGTCGATCGGCAGTTCGTTAGATAGATAGTCCGGACGATTTTTGCCTCCTAGCCAGCCTAGTCTCTTATAAAGTTCACGGTCCTTCCAGGCGGTGGGGTTTGGATAATGACTATCGGCCGTAGAGATTAATGTAATACCATATTCATTTTTCATCTGAATAATATACTTGTTTAGCTCGTGCTGCTCCGGGACATTATTCCATTGAAGTTCGCCGTACCAGCGGTCCCCAAAGACTCTTATCATATTTTCGGTAGTGGAGCGCATAGCATCCAGAATAGCCTCTTCTCCTTCGTCCCGGTGGCTCCAATAATCTCCGGCGTAGATGCCCCCCAAACATGCGCTGGAGGCAATCACCCCTTCGCTGTATTTGGCCAACATTTCATAGTCTACGCGCGGGTAGCGATAAAAGTTCTCTTGTTTGTAACTGTCGGAGATTAGTTTAAAGATATTGCTCAGCCCTGTCTGGTTCTGAGCTATCAGAACTATATGTCTACGATGATTAAGCACGCTCCTGGTGGCTCTCTTGCTTTCTTCTTCATCTTCGATCGTTGTGCCGCTCATTTCATTATTGAGCTTGCGCGCCTCTTTGGCGTCCTGTTTTATTCTTTCATACTCTTCGCGCCACTCCTTAATACTCGGAATAAAATAGGCCTCTACTCCATAGATGGCTTTGAAATTCTTGCCCTCGGACTGCATCTTTTTGAGGTGCAGGAGCTGGTGACTGAAGCCGTTCATGTTTCCGTGATCTGTCAGCGCTAGCGCTTGTGCGCCATTTTCATAAGCGAAATCCATATGTTCTGGCGGGTATCCAATGGCATCGAAGATGCTTCCCGCAACGCTATGCGCATGCAGCCCCACGAATGGGATTGAGGGTTCTTTTTTATTCACTATCGTCTTCTCCTATGCTGATGTGGCCAGTGACAAAACCGTAGGGTCGTACGACCTGTTCGTGGTGTCCTGATATTATTAGTTTACAGTACTGAGCCCACGTTGTCAAGTCATAAAACCAAGGAAGTTCATTTATTGTTGCACTCGATAGATCGGCGCCTTTAAAAACGTCTAGCAACTTAAAATGTCTAGATTTTCTGCGCTCTTCTGGGGGGAGTAGTTGGCTCGGTATCTCCCCCTCAAGTGGCGGGTAGTAAGAGCGAGAATTTGATTTGATAATGTTTTTTGCTCGGCGCCACTCTGCTGTGTCAAATGTAAACCCTAGAGGCAGCCCATCACAAACAGTCTTCCCCTCGTGCGAAAAATAAAACGGCGCCTTTCGACTCATCTTTTGGCGCGCCCTCTTAACTTCTTCTAAGTCGCACACTCCAAAAGGAAAGCTCACATAATACCGATCAGGAATCAGCCAGCGGCCAAGTCGTCTGCAGATCCAATACGCAACGTTTGCTCCGTGAATGATGGACCAGGCATAGCAATCATACTTATCTCGATGTTTGGGGTGAATAGGCACGTAGTAAATAGGGATGGACACGTGCCCCTCCTTGGGATATTTTACATAGCGGCCGGCCTCAATAGTATATAAATCCTCTACCCAGTCTCCCACTTTGTGTTTAATAAGTGGAGCTATATCGTCGTTGCATATTATCCAGATAGTTTCACAGCCAGCATAGGAGCACTCCGCTACAGATCTTTCAATCAAGTTAAAGTCTGGTGCAAGCGGCATAAGACTATCATGGCCCGGGAGATTAAATTCCCCGGCGGATGCGGCCACGGGAATAATACCAGCCAAATGAAAAGCTTGCTCGTTCTGTGCTGCTACTTGCATTCTTCTGGCGGCTCCCCGCAAAAAATGTTGGAAGGAAGATCTTCTCCGATGATAAACTCTTTTTTGTTTTTATAGATTTCTCTCCTGTCGTGTTC